TCCATATTATTTCAGCATTAGTCATATTTTTTCTCCTTATGAAAATAAGGGGGCTGGTTTTATACCAGCCCCAGTTATTTACATTCTCTATGCGATTTCTGCTATTTTACTTCTATGGATTTGTGTTAGTGCCACTTCTCCATAGACATCGCTACCTCTAAAAACTTTTGAGGCTCTGCGCATACCATTGTTAGCACCAGCAAATGCCACATCATCAACTTGCGTTTTTTCATCGCCGTCAATAACACAAATACTATCTTCACCTATACGCTATAATGCTAATTTCATAAGTGAAATATCTAAATTTTGTGCTTCAGAAATATAAATTCCTGCGCGCATTCCTGTTGTGTCATAACCACGTATGTCACTCATTGGTAACAAGACTAGTTTCTCTTCATCAACTAAGCGTTCTACTTCCGTGCGTCCTCCTATTTTACTAATAAGAAGATTTCCTATTTGTGAATCTAAGAGTTTCTCATCACGCGTTCCAGGTAAGAAACCAAGTCTTGCTGAATTTTTAGCAGCTACAGTATTACAAAAAACAATTATTTTATCAATTTTACCTTTTTCTAATTGACTAAATAAAAAGCCCAACGTCAGAAGTGTCTTTCCACTACCAGCCGGACCTTTTATCATTGTTATTTTATTGTGCATGAAACTGTCTGCCGCAAACTACTACTAAATATCTATTGGTTTGACTCTTCCAAAATGTTTTGAGTCAAATACATCATAACTAATAGGACGATAAGTCTATCCTGTCCAAACTCTTTTATCTACGATTTCCTCGTCACGGTTTCTTATAATTATGTACTAATTTATATAAGCATTTAAAGTATTTGAGTTTGGGTGAGAATAGAACTATTCCATTTCACTATCAGCAAAGGAATAATCTAAGTAACCTTTATAATCGTCATCGTCTTCTCCAACTGACATTATCATGCCATTACCAAAGAATAAATTAGCAATACGTTTTAAGCATCTATCATTACTTACAAAAATTACTTCATCTTGTCTTATATTATTATTATAATCAATGGCAGTCGCCAAGATTTTCATATCATTATTAATTGATAAATCTTTTTCTTTTATAGGGAGAAGCATGTTCTCTTTAAAAATATGAACATCATATTTATCTTCATTTTCATCTAAACTTTGAATAAGTTTTCTAGCAGCATATTTAATATCAGCATCTCTTGTTAAAGAATTTTTAATGTTTTCTAGTTCTTCTAAAGTTACTGATGAAATAACGAAGAATTCATTATCATCAAATAAAGTATTAGATTTTAATAATAATGAACTTGTATCATAAAATTTTATATTGGGACTCACTGTTAAGTTAGTCATCTTCCTCATAATCCTCCTCGTACTCTTCTTCATCGTCTGTTACCGCAAAACTAATTGCGTGGGTTTTTACTCCCTCAGTTGATTTTATTGCTTTGGCCTCTTCTTGTAGTTTAGTCATAATTAAAATTAATTTTCCTTTTACCACTTCGAGAGCCTAAACGATGACTGTTGCGAGTTCCTCTACTATTGGAATAATAGCAACATAAATTAAAATTCCTAATAATATACCTTTGAGAATAGTAACCACTTCCTCTCCTGTAATTATTATGAAATTTTTAATCTTTTATTTACTTATTTTTGACCTTTTCTAATTTTTTGATATAGTTTTTCTTTATTTTCAATATAAGTGGCTAAGTGTTTCTTCAACTCTTTGATGGCATTATTATTTTCTTCTAATTCATCCATCAAATGCGCTAACTCCTTTTTTAGCCTAATTGCTTCATAACTTTTTTCATTATATCGTTTGCTATGACGCATAGTGCAATAAACATGTTTTAGTGCGCTAATACCTGGCTTTATTTCATAATTATTTATCTTTTTCAATAAATCAATTTCAGCACGATATTCAGCAATAATACCACCAGTAAGTTGGCTCATACAATCCGTATCCTCTGGATGGCATTCAGCAATACCAATTCCAGTTAGAGGTATTCCTGCTTTTGTAGTATAACCAATAACGCACCTTGCTACGCCATGTTCAGCATCCCAATTATCTTTTATATATGCCATAAGTTTTTCTCCTTACAATAATTCTATAAATATTATAGCATAAAAAAATAAGAAAATCAAGTAAAGACAAGTTTTCCCCAAAATTTTTCCTATGGGCGCGGAATTTCAAACCACGGCCGCGCACGGTAACTTTCAACAAAAAAACGCCCCTTATAAAAAGGGGCGTCTTAGGAAAGGTAAAAAATTAGTTGTTATTAGCATTAAGAGCATTTGCAATAATACTCTGGATATCAATTCCCGCATCCTTCAGAGCGTTCATAATCTGAGTACTCATAGCAGTAACATCTTTAACGATTTTAGTGCCGCCGCCATCACCATAAATAGTGATATTGCCAGCCTTCTCCATAGGAGCCGCAGCGCATGCCATCATTTCAGGCAACTTCTGCAAAGTCATTTCGATAATAGATGCATCGCCCATCTTCTTCTGCGCTTCTGCCTTTTTTTCAATGGCAGCAGCCTCTGCTTCACCAACAGCCATGATACCAGCGGCCTGCTGTTCTGCGGCATAACGGTCAGCTTCAGCCTTTGCTTTGACGGCAAGAGCCTGCTGTTCCATTTCGAAACGCTTTGCTTCCGCATCCTTCTGACGACGAATAAGAGCCGCTTCTGCTTCCTTCTCAGCCTTATACTTATCAGCATCAGCCTGCTTACGAACAAGAGCATCCAGTTCATATTCCTTCAACTCGATCTGCTTCTGCTTCAAAGCCGCTTCGCGCTCAGCCTTAGCAATATTAGCATCAGTAGCAGCAACGTCTTTCAACTTACGCTGGTTCTCAGCCTCAATCGCCATAGCAGCATCAGCCTGAGCCTTCTGTGTATCAACGTTACGCTTCAATTCAGCCTGACGAACAGCAAGGTCAGCATCACGCTTGGCAATCTCTTCTGCGGCCTTTACCTTGGCATCATTAGCCTGCTTTGCGTTTTCAGCCTTTGCGACCTCAATTTCACGTTCTGCATTACTCTTGGCAATGGCTGCGTTCTTACTAATCTGTGCTACATTATCAATACCAAGATTAGAAATTACATCGCCTTCGTCCATAAAGTTCTGGACATTGAAAGTAATGAGTTCAAGACCATATCTTGCAAGGTCGGGCACTGCATTCTCCTGCACTTTTTCACTAAAAGCCTTGCGGTCGCTAACCATTTCAGTCAGTTTCATCTGACCAACGATTTCACGAATGTTGCCTTCCAGAAGGTCATTAATCTTTCGTGCAATTTCATCACGGTCAACATTGAGGAAGTTCTGCGCTGCCAGGTTAATCATATTAGGAGCCTGATTTACACGAACAGAAACGGTACTATCAACACGAACATTGATATACTCTGCTGTTGGAACTGCTGAACCAGTCTTTACATCAATCTGGATAGCACCAAGGCTCAACTGGTCCAAACGCTCGAAGAAGGGGATTTTGAAACCAGCCTTACCGATAAGAATACGAGGATTTTTGTGAAGTCCTGAAATAATATAAGCCATATCAGGCGGGGCCTTTACATAGCTTGCTTTACATAGGATCCCAACCAGAGCAAGAAGAACGAGACAAACAACGATTTTAATAATCAATGCGATAGGGAACATTTCATTATCTCCTTTAATATTTAATTTTTATTTTTTTTATTAAAATCTATTAGTAATAATAATAGATACTACACAAGTAGCAATTAGAATTGTCATGGCAATAATGATATGTACCATTTTTTTATATTTACAATTCCTTTCAAAAAAATCTTTTGATAATTAAATAATTTAATTCCATAAAATTCTTCTATAAACCAATCTGGATGTTTTCGCCAAAAGTCTATATTAAATTTTATCAACTAATTATTTTTATCCATAATATCCTCCATCAGGCGGATCGCGTTTATATTTAGTACAGTCTCCTTTGTCAAAACTGCGACATGTGCCTTCATAGACACATTTAGGACAACAACTATATTTAACTAATTTCTTTAATTCCTTATCCTCTGGCAATTCTTTAGTAAGCATCCAATAATCATGATAATTCACTCCACAAAATCTCCTCTTTCTTCACAAATTTTAAGATATTGAAGTGCTTCAATTGCTTCATCAATACTATCATAATATCCTTCATGCTCATAGATAGTATCTTCACAAGGGCACAACTCCATTGTATCGTTTTCTGTATACATATATTCTAAATCAGAAATTGTTGTTCCAGTAGAAATTTCAATTTTCATAGTTGATTATAACACTCCCATACCTTATCTTTCATTTCTTTTATAGCATCATCCAAAAGTACAGGGCAACAATTATGAGAATCTACTCCAACATGATACATAAAAGGAATATCTTGGTAGAAATTATTAGTTTGATGAGTATGTCCGAACAGGTTGATAGTACATTGTTTGAGACTTTCTTTTTCAAGATTTCCTGTTAGAGTAGGATAATGCGACATATAGAAATGATAACCATTATATTTTAGATAAATAGCATTATCAGTTTCTACTACATTATGAAGGGTTTTATAAGCTTCCCATCTTTTATCAGTATCATGATTTCCTCTTATCAAATGGAGTTTTCCATTTAGGGCTCCAATAAAATCTAATCCAACGTCAAGATGATCAGCCCCACCCAAAAGCAAATCTCCAAGAATATATATATCATCATCAAACTTTACAACTTCATTGATATTCTGAATAATCTTTTCATTCATTTCTTCCACAGAATTAAAACCACGCGGTTTATAAACAAATTCTCTGTTATGAAAGAAATGTAAATCACTTGTTAGCCAAATCATTCGCGCACACTCCATTCCTTTGCTTCTGGTCTATATTCTACGGGTGTTCCAAAAGCCAAGATTTTGAAAATCAAAGTTAGTTGCCGTTGATTCAAAGTTCTTTTTTTACATTCATCTTGGGCTAATTGAACAATACCAAGGCGTATTGTATCGTTATCTTCTTGTGTCCAATATCTCATAGTCCAGATACCTCCAACACACCAGCATATTTATATCCATCAGAAGAAGGATGAGAGCGAGAAAGATACATCTTATGAAGGATTCCCGAGGGAACACGTGCACGTCCTTCTCTTTCTTTGTTGCGTTCTTGACAAATATGCTCGGGAGTGTTGAAATATACGGGGATAACATTCACTCCATCCAAATTGAGCCTATTCAACAATTTCATACGAGAAGACTTATTGAGATGGGTAGCATCAGCAATAACATTGCCTTGCTTAGTAATATCCAAAAGCAGTTGAATGTTTCTTACAAAGCAGTTATATACTTCGGTTTCATGGCTAAAATATTCTTCATCATTTTTGACAATTTGAAATCTAATTTCATCACGAGAAACATAAAGCCAATGGTCATCATTTGCCAAAATGTTTTTAGCGAAATAACTTTTTCCAGAGCCAGGAGCCCCACACATCAGCCACAAAGTTTTACTCACAGTTTATCAACTCCACAAAATATTTGTCTCATTTTTTATAAAGGCAAGAGACTCTGCCACTTCTTCTTTATACTCGCCCGCTTCAAAAGCCTGCTTGAATTCATATACTTCACTATCATTACGACATTCAATATGATTTACTTCCATCCCACAATAAGGACACCATAATTTCTTTCTATGATGTTTTTCATGATTATGAGAATCTCTGCGAGCGATAGGAATACCTTTACGCCCGCAGCGCATACAATAAAAACTATGTTCACTATATCTTGCCATCATTTATTCTCCTTGTAACTAATTTTTCCAAAAAGAAGACCTGACAAAAGATTGAGACCAACTCCCTGCCAAAAAGTAATTTTAGTCAAACCAAAAATACTTAGCATAAGAGCATTCCATAGCCACATCATAGGGAAGCCCATAATAATCGCAATCCCAAGTCCAATGATGATTACAAGAAGAAATCCTGCAATAAAATCACCAAAATCCATTTTTTATACACCTCATTTTATTTCATATTTTATCCCAATACCACGGGCCTAACAAATCAGGTTGTTCTTCATTCTGTTGTCTTAATATAGCCCAACAGTAGTCTCCAAAAGGACATTTACTCATTCGGCAGGTACTCCATCCACCTTCTTCAAAGCATCCTTCTCCAATAAGTTCCATACCCTTTTTTATTTTTTCATTCCATTCCATAAAAAATCACCAACCATTATATTTACTATTTATAATAACAGCCTTATCAAAATCACCATATTTTACTCCGGAATAGGCTGTACGTAAATAACCAAGAGGAGAACAGTTAGGATGTTTATCACAGTATTCAATGGCTTTGCGGCATGCTAAAAAACCACACCCTGTTTTATCCCGTAATTCTTTTATTTGTTTATTTTTATCCATATCTTTATTTTCTATAATAATTATATCATATTTTTTATAAAATTTCAAATGTTTTCCCGGTCTGTCATGGTAAAGACTTTTTCTTCAAATGTGTCAAGGTTCAGAAGGACGGTAGTTCCAGTAAAATGCGCGCCGCAGTCAATATCAATTTTATGCCCATCAGCATAATAATAAGCACCTTCTGGAATATCAAGGTCAATATCATCATAATAACTATACAGGTCATCAACGAGACATTCAATAGGAGTATGTCCATGAACAATATATAAATTATTAGGATTATTAGAGTACCACTTATTATTAGTATAATGGCTGCGGTCCCAAATTAAATCATGATATGGGATATACTCAATGCCTTCTTCATCATAATTGCATCCTGCATGAGAAAGCCAAAAAGTATCCCCAAAAGAATTTGTATATATAGCATAAGCAGGAAGCGCTCGGACTCGTGAAAGAAGATTTGCGGTTGCTTCAATATCTTCTTCTGTATCAATAGCGGTAAGAGTTGGGATATTACCGTTTCTATTCCAAATGCTCATAGCCATAGAAATAGAAGGATAGTCTGGATAGCGCCACAATGCGTTACACATCATATCCTCATGGTTCCCCTTGATATAAATAACCCGTGGGTCATTCATCAATTCTTTGAGAATAGCCCAACCATCAGGTCCTCTATCAATGGCATCACCTAAAAAATATACTGTATCATCAGGTCCAATTTCAGCCATCACTTGGTCAAAAAGTTCTCTCTGACCATGAATGTCACTAAAACATAGTGTTGCCAAAAATATCACTCCTTTATAGGGTAATAAGTAACTAAATAATTAGTCTCTGTAAACATATCATGAAAAAAGTCAAAAGGATCTTTATCATCTGGAATTTCAAATATAGCCTTTTCAGAATTTATATCTAACCATTCATCATTATATTGAACTTTGCCAATAAATTTATATTTCATAATTTTATATCTACCTCATAAGTAATAGTCATAAAAAATCCATTGGCATTTTCCGCGGGCGCGCAAGATACCCCTATTATTTTACGCTTAGGATTTTCTTTTTGAAAGATGCGTAATTTCTCATTAGCATCGCCGCCATTTAGGACAAATCCAATTGCTACTTGGACCATTATTCATCCTCAGTAACTTCACTACTGGATCTATTGACATAATACTTCTGATAAGTCTTTTCATCAATAAGTTTAGAGAAAGGGATATTTTTGCGCTCTATATAATCTTTATACTCTTGGATAGTTTTAAATTCCTTGATTTTAGTCCAATCTTTTTGTTCATTCAGACGAAATCCATAATAAGGCATAATAATACTCCTTTACTTATTTACTATAAATATTTTACCATATTTTTTATAAAAAGTCAATATTATCCTCTATTCAGCACAGTAAATGGATTATTGCTGAAATACTTTGCCTTTTTATAAATGTCTTCAAATTCATTGCAATGAGTAATTGCCATAGCCTGCTTGAATCGGCTATCATCTGCGACGAGTAACCAATCTTTTTCAATCCGTTTGCTCTGCTCTTTATCTTCAAGATAGCCAAATCTCAAAGATCCCTGAAACTCATTAGGCATATTAGTTTTATCTACCATAGAGGTATTAATTTCAGTCTTTTTTGCTGACTCTTCAAGAGGGCCAACGCCATGACGAGTTAGATAAGAACGAGAGACATAACAAACTTCGGCAGAAAAATCTTCCTTATCCTTCAACATTTCTACTGGATTTGTAAGACCAGTATTAGAAGTAGTATGCCAATCATTATCAACATTCATATCAAGGCCAAGCCCCTGGCCATTCTCAAAAATAAGACTGTCAAAATGTGAGTAAATACTATTAAAAAAGAAAGGGGTACTTTTTGCAAAAAAGAAATCAAAGTCTTTTTTAAAATTTTCAATAAGACGCTGTTTCTTCCATGAGTTAGGAATAAAATAATCTTTATACTGTGGAAGTTTTTCTACGTCAACTCCACGCTGAATAAGAACGGTAATACATCTATCCCAAGTTTCATTCATTAAATAATTGTAATCATAAGTCTGAAACTCATATACAGAAAAAACATTATCATATCCACGACTTTCAATAGCACACCAAGTACCATATCCACAAGAGCCATATTCGCGTTCTCCATGGTCAAGAGCAATCCAAGCCTCAGTAGCATGATCTACCAACATATCAAAAGGTGTAATAATGCGAGCAAGTGGACTATAAAAACATCGAGGATAAATACCAGATTTTGCCAATTCTGTATATTCTCTTACGAACTCCATAGGATGTATCCAAAAAGTATCAGCAAAATAAGTAGGTAGCCCATCAGCAGTCCCGCACCCAAAGTGATGATAGACATGACGAAAATAAGGGTCATAGTCTACGGTGTGCCCGTGCTGAGCAGAGCCGTTATGAAGAATAATAATACCTTTCTTCTGGCTCTGAATTGCATCAATAGCAAAATGCCGAGTTAAAAGACCCTTGCCTTCATCGCCATAATTAGCACCAATTACAATTTTTACATCTTTCATATTTTTATCACCTTTTTTTATTTTCTATAATAATTATATCATATTTTTATAAAAAAATCAAGGAAATGATTTTTTATCATTTCCTTGATTTAGTTTTACCAAGTTACTTCATTATTTTCATTTGTCGTAATATTAGGAATAGCATATGAGAAAGAAGCACTTGCTTTATCCTTAATGATATTTACAATCGTAGAAGCAAGGCTATCAAGGGTCGCCACAAAATATCCTTCTCCAAGTAGATTCTTCCATTTACTATCTTCATCAGACCAATCTTGATAGCTACGATAAGAAGTCTCATGATCATCCACTGCGATATGATAAATATCAAATTTTTCATGGACTTCGTCAATTAGAAGTTTCGTTTCAATATCAGCCTGAATCTTATCACCAGTGGCTCTCATTAGCTCATGCTGGGGCAGATAAGGATTGGGAAGCTCATCACCCATAGTAATAATAATACCCTTCTGGCCACGTTTCCAACAATCAAGTTTGCAATGACGAGAACCCATATACCAGGCAGCGGTATAAGATTCAAAACCATTTCCGCCACCACCAGCCTCAAAGTAAATCTTATCAAGCTGTTCAGCGATACGGATGTCGGACTCGAACTGAGACATCTGAATAGGGGCATCATCGTAAGCAAGGTCTCCAATACCCATTACACAGAACTCAATATCTTTAACATTTTCATCGGAATAGAGATTAGTCATAATCTCATTTAGCTTTTGGGCAACCTTCATTGCGGCTCCGCCCATACTGCCAGTTACGTCTAATGCAAGGATTACAGGAAGAGTGTTAGGATGCTCTTCACTATCGCAACACTCACGCATTACGCCATTCGGGTCAAGCTCAGGAGCGAGACGCCGAGATTTATACATACTCTGAGCAGTAAAATTAGTGCTATTTACAAAGTCTTTCGTACTCATTCCACGATAACTCGTGGTATAAGTATCATAGCTCTGACTCGTCCAAGAACCTCCACCCATGATTACTCCTCCTCAACAGTATTCTTATCATTCTCATCGGGCTCTCCAAAATTGAAAGCTCCTTCAAACATATTCATAAAAGGATTCTCTCCGCCATTGTTCATCATCATAAACATCATAGGATTAAACCCACTCATATTAGAATTATTATTTCCACCATTGAACATCTGATTCATCATCATCATATTCATCATAGAAGACATAGCAGAGCCATCATCCTTACTCATATTCATAAACGGGCTAAAAATCTTGCCATAGCAATAAGTCTTGCCCATAAAGACATGATGCTCAGGAATAGTAGTATCAATAGTGCTATCTTCGTAAGAAAAAGTCTTAATAGACTTAGGCTCAACCTCAATTACGCAACGAGGCTTGCCATTGATAAGAATAATATCACCAGGCTCCACCTTAAAAGTAGGAACAACCCAAAAAGCTCCATCCATGTCAAATACGAAATTATCGCAATTAGTGAGCTTCATTTTCTTGAGGTCAAAGGTCTTATATCCAGAAGCGGTGCGAATTGCTACCTTACCATTGGCCCCCATCTTGCAGTACCCGCGTGCCACGGGCTTAAACATACCATTAAACATGCCGTTAAAATCGAACATACTTACACGCTCCTCTTCATCATTAAAAATTTTGTTATCGAGTTTTTCTAAAAATTCATCCAATAATTCACTATCTTCTTCTGAAACATCTGTATATTCTAAAATCATTGGACGAAGAATAGAGAACATAGAATTAAAAGAATCCATCATAGCTTTTAAATTTCCTTTTCCCTTTTTTCTATAATAATTATATCATATTTTTATAAAAAAAACAAGTATGAGATTTTTTATCTCATACTTGTTATTCAGTCCAAGTCCCCGCTTTTTTGTCATATTCACCAGTAATACGAAGGATATTTTCAGGTTTATGTTTATTGACAAAAGTAATTTCTACAAACTCTCTACCATCATGTGTCATCATAACACTGTTATCTCGGCAAATAAAATCAGGGTATTTTTTAGATAAATGCTCTATAAAAGATAACAATGATGGATATTTTTTATCTTTTTCTTCACGCTCTTCTCGCAAACACTTTTGAATTGGGTCTTCACTTACAGGCATATTTTCTTTGACCTGTCGCTCTAATTCCTCTAATTCTTTTTGTGTTTGTTTAGTACGCTCGTTGATATCTTCGCGCAAACATTTAGTAAGTTTTGCTAACTGTTTATTGCGTTCATTTTCAAAGATGGCTGCATTACCTTTCTTATAATCTGTTGCCTGCCAATTCAAAAAGGCTTCAAGATCTTCGGGAGTTTCCCAAAAGATATGGATACTTGTTTTTCCTTTTATATATGCTGGCATTACACAATAGTACTGGTAATATGACATTGGAAATTGCTGCAAATATATAATCCATCTTTCTGGGGCTGAATTATAAAAAGTTAGCCATTGTGAAAAAGAAAGTTGAGGGATATTTCTAATGTCTACTGGTTTACCATTTTGTTCATAGTGAGCATTCCATACTTTGTCATATCTGGCTTGAAGATTATCTTTTTTTTCTTGTTCTCGTCGTTTCTGCTCTTCGTCTTCCTTTTTCCATTTATTTAGAGCTTTTTTAGATTCTATTTCTGCAATAATAAAAGGTAAAAGAGAAATACCTATACCACCAAAAATGATACCAAAAACAATCCACATAATTTATCAATCCTTTATTTATTTATTTTTTCTATATATATTATAATATATTTTTTATTATTTGTCAATAAAAAGACCCTGCGCTTTACCAAATTTTTCACATTTTTCAGCAAAAAATTTGGTAAAGCGCAGGGTCTTTTTATAAATTAAGTTTCTGGAATTTTTTCTTGGAGAACAAAAATTTCTCCATCACGAGAGATTAAATTATAATTATCAACTACTTCTCTAAATGACACATCATCAGTAATAGTAACTGAATAAGTATTTAATTCATAAGTAGTAGTCTCTGTACCTTTATTAATTCCACCAACTATACAAAGGCCACAAATTATACTAATAATAATGCCAATTAAGAAAGGAGTTCCTATTCTATCTTTTTCAATATAAATAAAAGCTAAACGAATACCTCCAATAAATATAATTATAGCGATACTAAATAGAAGTAGAGAAAGTGGTGTCATACTAAATTCACCAGTAACAACAACTTCTTCTACTTTTTGAGATAATACAGTAATTCCTTCAATATTCATTATTTATCAATTCCTTTTCTTATTTTCTATAATAATTATATTATATTTTTATAAAAAAGTCAATAAAAAGAATATGCGCTTTACCAAAAATTTCACAAATTTTAGCAAAAAATTTGGTACAGCGCAGTTCCCCCTTATTATAATTCAATCATCATTATAAGGATAAAAATTACAAAATTTCTGATTACCTTTACAAGTGCAAGTATCTATCTCTTTTACTCCAAAGCAAAAATCTCTATCGTCTCCATAAAGATTGGGCTTATAAGCAGAGCATAGTACAACTTGATCTAAGAATAATCTATCAGGGACATAAGCCCAAGCAGTAACTTCTGCATGATATCTCCCTTCATCATCATATACATAAGGGAGCCATCCATATACAGGGTTATCCCATGCTTTGGCATCATCCCGCCAATAGGCAAGTTGAACAGAGTTTAGGACTCTGATAAAACATTGTTTACCGGGCTCAGGAGGCCCATCAGTTTTCATGTTTTTCCAATTCAATCTCATTTGTATCCTTCTCTGGATGCTCTTCCTCATACTTTAATGCCAACTGAAAGACATCAAGAGGAAGGGGAAGTCTTACGCCAGGGCGAATAAGTTTGGTGACAGCAGGCCCTTCAAGGACAGTACCACCGCAAATTTCGCATTTAATTACAACATCAAAATCTTCCGCTACAAAAGTTTCTTTTGTACCTTCGTATGGCTTCAATTGTGGGTATGAAGAAAAGCAAGCCTCATATCCACAAAGAGGGCATTTAGATTTTGCCTTATTATTTTTAATAGAATTCTAATATTTTCTACGCTACTCACGATTCATCATTTTATTTATTTCCTTTCTTAGAGGACTTGATAGACCTGGTCTAATCTTTTTGCTGCTTCCCAAAGAATTGCAGAAGTATCTTCTTTCATAAGTTCTAACTTTTCTAAATCCCAATATGTATCATAATATTCTGCATTGGCCATTAATCTATGAATTAATTCTTCGTTAGTTAAATTAGTCGCATTATAATTTCTATTAACCATTTAATGTCCCTCCTAATTTTTCAACAATTTCTTGACGAGTTTTTTCCCAGTCTTCTAATGTTTTTTCTTCTTCTTTAAAACTAGGATATATTTTATTATATTGTAAATTTTTTATAATAGCATGCCCAATTTCTAAACCTCTCATCATACCATGTAAATACCATTCAGGCTGATGACTATGATTTTCTATAAATGCCATCTTAGCAGAAGTATTGCGAAGTTTAATTCGCAATACTTCTATTGCTTCTTGATAAATCTTATCGTCAATTTCCATTATTTTACTATAAAGTCACTTGTTTCTAACAATAAATCTTCTATACATAAATCTTGTAGATGCCAGTACGGGATACGGATTAATGGTATATTATTATCTTTGCACCATTGATTTTTTAACTAATCTCTTTCTTGTGTCTTTTGTAATTCATTTTCTCCACCAAAAAATAAATTTGGTTTAAAATGTTGTTTGCCATCAAATTCAATAAAATATTTAACAGTATTATTTAATGATAAAACACCAAAATCAAAATAATAATATTTATTGTTTATTAATATATTATATTGAGACTAAAATGAAATATTATTATTAATTAATAATGTTCCTACTTTAGTTTCTCCTTTACTTTTAATACATCCACAAGAAGTAGTTCCACCATTTCGTAAAGATGAGCCTCTTACTATTGTAGTGTTACCACAATCACATTTGCATAGCCACTAAGCCAATCCCTATTTTGTATTCTATACTCTTTTTAATACTAATAATTTTCCAAAACGCTATCTGGTCAAATCTACAAACATCTATCCGCCATTAACAGGGCCAGTTTTCTATCCAATTTTTGAGGAAGTTTCTTTTGATAAGCATCCACAAGACTAAGTATGCCCAGACCGTAATGATTTACCCATTACAGTAATAGTTTTTCCGCATTCACATTGGCATACCCACATGGCTCTACCATCTTTTTGATTTTGAGGATTTAAATCTCTATATAAAACTGTTAATCGCCCATACTTATGTCCAGTTTCATCCTAAGTATGCTATTCATTATATGCCTATATTTTTTCTTTTCTATTGCAACCACAAGATGTAGTTAATCCACGAGATAAAGAAGCACCAGTAATTATTTTCTAATTACCACAATCACATTGGCATAGCCATCTTGTTTTACCAAATTTATCATTTTCTGCTCTTTCTAATACCAATAACTTTCCAAAACGCTATCCGGTTAAATCATTTATTTTAGACATTATTATACCTCTTTTCTTTTTACAGATAAAATAGGTGGTTTTTTCCATCTATTTTATCTGTAAATTAAAAATAAATAATTAATTATTAATGTCCAAATTTTTTATTTTCCTTCTTTAAGCAAATATTTATTGCTTACATTTTTAAATGAAATATTGCAATCATCAGTTCTGCGATAAACATAGCCTTCTCTTAGCCCGTGCGCACCTGGTGCTTCACAATCGCCATCCGCCTCAAGTTTAAATGTATTTAAATCTTTAGGCAGAATATAATTTTCATCTACGATAGGTACAAATTCAATACCGTATTTAGCAAGTAAATTTCTGGCTTCAATAGAATTCCAACGGCCTTTTACAGAATCAATAAAATTATAAGCAAAAAAACGAAGTTCTCCAAATTCATGAGGGTCTCCCTGAATTTTAGTGCCAGTCTCACCAACGCCGGCAGTTTCACCTTGAATAGCAACATAAGACCAATCGGGATGCTCTTTTAACATTGCCTCAAGGAAATCCCGGATATGATACTTAAACTCAACAGACCAATACACATTTTCACCATGATAGGTCTCCTGTTTTTCATCTGCTTGCCGCACATTTCTACTACAAACATAATATTCTCTTTTATCTCTTGGCAGTCTTTCAAGAACATACAAACTTGAAGTACCATCAATTTTGACAGTTTTAATCCAAGTATGCTCCTGGTCATTTAAATACCATGAACAATTTTCAATTCTTTCTTCGTCACTTTTATGTACGAAAGGAAATTTAGTAGGGAATCCACGAGGTTTATCTTTTTTCTTTCCCATAAAGAAGAAACAAAGTTTTCTAAACCAAGGATATTTCCACATTCTCTTTACAAACTTATTACTAAAAAATTTCTTATGGCGTGCTTTCATAGAAAGATATTTAGCATTAGGGTCAATAGTCTTGGCTTTACGCTGATTATCTTCGTCATCGGCATAGGTTACACCGAGAATTTTAGTAAGGAAACGAGATTCATCATCTGTATAATGACGACCATGGTCTCCATCGCCTGGAATCCAAATAGAACCATCAACTTGGATTTCCCAACCAAAATCTGAAGGATGCATAAGCAATCCCTGAGAGATAAAATTACCTTTACCACCAAAAGTAAATTTTTGAGTTTTTACTTTATAATTACGCTTTTCAAGGAAAGCAAAAGCAGAATTAGTAGAAGGAACCTTACTATCAATTTCAAAATAAATGGCGGGGTCTCCAATGTTAAACTGACCCTTTCTTACCATAATATGCCATCCGCCGACAATAGCGCATTCACAATTATCTGAACCAATAATAGGCTCAATATTATCAATTAAAACTACATATGCTAATTCACGTTCATTTTTGCTATTTAACATCTTTTCTCACATTCCTCAAATTTTTACCATAATATTCAATGATACTTCGTCTAACTGTTTCTTTACTAACTTGAAAAAACTAAGCCATTTCTTCTAAACTTTTTTCTTGCAATAATAATTGATGTAATTGTTTTTTATCAATAGTAATTTTCATTGTATTACTATGAGTTAATTTATCCCCACGAATTTCTGTTGGAGTTTTCCCAAAAAAAGTTTTACATTTATTATAAAAAGTTTTACGCCCTATATTGTATTTTTTACAAATATCTTCAATAGACATAAAATTTTTTATATCTTTTTCAAATTCATCTTTATTTATTTGAATTGTATTTTTTTCTTTTGTTTTTTCAATAAATATCTTTATTTGTTCAGGAGTTTTTTTATGCTTCCCTTTATTTGCTTGACTAATTTTTTTAGAGGTTTCTTTTTTATGAGGATTATTTATCCAAGTATTACCTCCACCACCACCAGCAGTCATATTATAACCATATAATTTATTATTAGACTAATAAAATGCTATCCAAAATATTTCTCTTTCATCTAAGTTATTATCAGGGCATTTTTCTATCTATGATATTATAAAATTTTTATAGCCATATTTATTCATAGCATCATATAAATACCGATTAGTATGAATTTTTGCTTTCTTTAAATGTTCTTGAAAACGTTCTTCAATAGTTTTTTTAGTCTACCCAATATAGACTTTTCCATTTATTTTATTTGTGATTTTATAAATATATCCCATAACTAAATTCTCCTTGTGTAATATTTTCTATATTATATAAAATTCACAAACTCAGAGTTAGTGTAATTTGTCCAAAAAATAAATAAGTTCACACTTACCAGCTTTATTCAATATATAAAATTTTTAGATACTATTTTTTCCGATATATTCTTCAATAGTAATCCCATTAGCAATTAAATCTGTTTCAAAAGGGTTTTGACAATCTTCAATTTTATCAAAACCAATATAAGGAGTAGGGATATACATAGCCGGGCATCTCATTACTCGGCAAATATTCCTATATTTGCCGTCAGCTCCTTGAATAATAGTTCCATCTTGGCTACCACAAATAGGACAAATTCCATTATACTCCATACTTTACTCCTTAATAATTTCAATACGATTATTTCCAAGTTCATATGCCATGATGCCATTAGTCTGACCATTAATAATCTTAGAAAAAATCTGTTCAATTTTAGATTTGCTACCCTTCAAATCCTTAGTATTCTCCATAATAGTTCTGGCAGTTTCAATAGGAACAATAGCACCATTTAATTTCACACAAAGACTACCAGTAGTAAGACTGGCCTTGAAAGCCGCAATCATTTGCTCATTTCTTTCAAGCATAGTTTTTTCATTCTCTTCTGCGTCTTTCTTTGCCCGAGCCTGATTCTCTTCTACACTAACCCATTCAAGATTATCAACTCTATTATTACGAGTATTATGGTCCAGATGGTCAACAGTCATACCGGCACATCCGGGCACAGGTTTGAAAATCATCATAACAAGACGGTGGACAGGCTCTCCACGAAATACAATATAATTATTCTTTGCTGTTGGAGAAAGAATATTACCATCTTTATCTTTGAATCTGCCAAAAGAAGATACATATACATCCATTGGCATATAATACTTCCACTTTTCAATGTTGAAATGAAGTTCGGGTACTAAGTTTTTAAGATTCATAAAATATCAACTCTTTCTTTTATTTTTCATTTTCTATAAATATTATATAATATTTTTTTAAAAAAATCAATAAAAAGAAAAACGAAGGATGATAAAATCACCCTTCGTCTTATTTATATTAACCTTACTTCTTGTTACTAAGATTTTTAACGACTTCTTCAAGAGGAAGACCACGAAGCATCTTATTAGCAACATCAGCAACGCTCTCATTACCCTCGGCAATAGCATAAGGAGCGATAGCATGGACAAGACCATTAAGCATATCTACATTAGCATTACTGGTTAGAGCAGCAACAAGGTCAGGACCAATAGAGTTCATAATGGAAGCAACAGTCTCCGCATATACCTTCTGTTTGGTCTCTTCAATCTTTGCGAGCGCAGTCTGCTTATTAATATCCTGCTGAATATCTTTCTGCTTGCGTGCACGGTCCGCATCGGCGATCGCATCAGTAAGAACCTGAAGGTCCTTCATAGCCTGCTTTGCAGCAGTTGCCTCAGCTTCTTTAAGTCTGTTAACCTCAGCCTGAATTTCAAGACGACGGAGCTCTTCTTCACGTTCCAGTTCCATCTTATGAATCATTTCCTGAGTCTTAACTTTATTTTCTTTCTCTTCGGCAAGAGCCAACTGTTCAGCTACCTGGACACGCTTATCAGCTGTAGAAAGTTCAAGAGACTGTTCAACCATATCATGCTGATGCTCAGTAAGCATTTCATAAATATCGCTTTCAACATCAATTGCGAGGACTTCACAATCAGATACAAACATACCATTCTCAGGGAAGAAACGACCCTTATGTTCAGCCTTATCAGCATCCTTAATAGTGCTTCTATCCCGTGCAATAGCAACATCACGGACAATATCGACATAGTTCTGATAGAACTCTTCAATAGTATAATTCTTTGCGGCACGCTTTAAGAGAGAACGCTCACGGTCGCACATGAATTTTACATAATTGTCAATATTAAACCACTTATCCTGATATGCCTTATCAAAATCAACAAGGTAAGAAACCTTAATATTGCAACGGACAAAATCTTTTGTCTCAACAGAAATCATATCAGATACTTTATTATTCTCGTGACGGAGGAATGCTGTATGAATAAGTTTATCAGTAGTCTTAGGACGACCAGTAGAAAGGTTCAGTTCTTCAAGGGTCTGGTCATAATCCAACATTACGGTCTGCGGCCCGCAAACCACTTGACGAGTACCATTTTTAGAAATTACATTTACAGCATAACCAGTCCACACATCAACTGTTACGACACCCTCATACTTAGTGTCAAGAGTAATAGTACGAGGCTTAGTATAAGAAGTACCACGAGAAATATTAGCCTTTGCCTCAAGATTAGCGAGTGTGTCACCAAAACTACTAGAAGTACTATAAGCAGTAAATTCATCAATAGACATGGTTTTGAGAGACTTTTCAAGACTACTTTCATTAAGAGAAGCATTATACATAAGAGCTTCATTATTACCAGGATACATCAACTCACACTGATGAGGAGTAAGCTTACGTTTTACAACAACTTCATACCGTGGGTCAGGTAAATACATAAGAGGACCTTTAACAGTCTTAATCTCACCAGTAAGACGATTCATAATATAACGACCTTCACCCTCTGGAATTGCAATAGCATGATGCATCATTTTATTATCATAAGTGATAATAGCATGTTCAGGACGAGGATAATAAATCATCTGATCTTTACCTGTAATAAACATCTCTTCACCAACAGGATGGACGGTTTTCTTATCATCGTCGGTGTATTCAGCAATTACCTTAACATAGATACCAGAAATAGGAGACAACTCAACAGCACGAAATACAAACCCACCCTTGGGGCTCGTCACAAAAGTTTCAGTAGGCTTGGGGAATACAACATCAGGACCATGGACATATCTTTTATTACCGTCTTCATCCTTCAAGATACAATATTCGAGACGTTCAAGAGTAACAGCATCACGGATATATCCATTATTATCGTTATTGTTAATAGCAATAACTTCAATACCAGTAGGAGGGATATAGAAAGAAACCTCTGTGCCCTTAATGACCAAAATCTGACCATTTACATAAGTATGCTTATCTTCAATAATCTTTCCTTCTGGGTCACGCACTTCACCAGTAGATGCGCTTGCCGCATCAGCTTCATATACTCGCGCAAGAAGATATTGGTTAGTACGAAGCGCATGACCACGAATAACCTTCGCCATCTGGCCAGGATAAAGAGCAAAACTTACAGGCCCAGTAATATTAATTTTCTTACCAATCTCCATATTCTCCGGAAGAACATTAGAGGTGCCTGCAGTAGGATGTTTATTATCTTTCGCGGGGTTCTTTAAAATACAATACCAGTTTTCTGGAGCAATAGTAAGAAGATTAATAGCACGGTCATAAGAGCAAGGCTCAAAGCGTTTTGTCGTAGCATTAAATCTTACAAGACTATCACTTTGTGAAAGAGACATCTTAGTTGGACCGACCAAGCAGGAAATAAATCCCTTTGTGCTATCAAGCACATAGGCATATTCATTTGAGGAAAGAACCAAATCTTTCTGATTATTATCGTTCATATATCATTTTCCTTTTCTTTTATTTTTTCTATATATATTATATAATATTTTTTATTAAAAATCAAGTGGAAGAATAATTAATCATTATTCTCCCACCCTTTATCACGAACTATGTAAGTATCTCCATCAATACTTTGTAGCTCGTATGTATCAAAAAATTCTTTTGCTGTAACTGTATCATTAATAGTAATAGTATATTCAGGGACTTCTTTATAAACTGGTTTGCTATGCCAAATTTCAATCGCAGCAATAACTGCTATAACCATTAAAGTTATAGGAAGAATAATCCCAAATGGATTTTTTTCTACTCGATAACAAGCAATTGTGGCCCAAGTTCCAAAACATATAGCAATTATAATTCCAATAGTTAAAGCAATTGTGGGGCCAAGCATGCCTCCTGTAGTACCCCAAGTTTCTCCAATTTTAATATACTGAATTGTTTCATTAATAATATCCATATTATTTCTCTTTATTCATATAAAAATTAGGACTTTTAACTAAATACCAGTCAAGTTCCCCAGTATCATCATAATGTTTCCACCGATTAGCAATATTATCAAGGAGTTCAATATCATTATAATATTGTTCAACATGCGGCCGTTCAATTCTGTCAGCATGGTAATGCCCAAAAAGCCAAGCAAAATTTACCACGATTTTTTCAGCAATTATATCCATCCAATCTTCCATAGATGTGTCTACTGTTGACTGGTCTACAAATCCCAAGAACAAATCTGTTGGTTGATATTTCTTAGGACAGGTATGAGTAAATACAAAATCAAAAATGTTATTATGAGAATTTTCAATCATGTTATCACAATCTGTCATTTCTAACTGTGATAGACATTCATCATTGAACCATCCGCTCTTTTTAGCAACATTTGTTGCTTCTGTCATATTGAACCGGCTAAGCCGATACCACTTATCTACACTATATGCACCACCAATGACAAGACACCGATAACCATTGATAGTATAAATATCATAATCACGGAAATATCGAATATGAGGATATTCAGGCTCATAATATACAGGGCCATTTACATTTTCATCAAACATCATACTCATATTAGGCAACCGAATAGGCCGGCATTCATGATTGCCACGAACCGCATAGATATAATACTTCTGCGCTTCAATAAATTCCTTCTTCTTTTGGTCGGTTTTATTTAACCAAAAGTTAATACCAAAATCTCCAAGGATAATAACCGCTGTTGTTTCTCTTTCATAATTATTTGTTACAAGTTGGCTGATAAGTCTATCTACATCTCCATGAAGGTCGCCTCTCACCAAAAAGGTCTTAATCATTTTATTCCTCCTTTATTCATAAGCATCAAATGATTGAGTATATAAAAAAAATAAACTTTTATCACATAGTTCATCAAGTTCCTCAATAGAATAATCTTTTAAATGAACTCTGATTTCTTTTATTAAAGCTTCGGCTTTATATGTTTCAATTACTGGTAATTTAAACTAATCCATTATATTGGTTCTCCTCTATAATTAAACACATAACAAGGTTTCTTTTTCATTTTCATAGTTTGTATCATATGTTTTGTACCTTTACTTTTACCATCCCAAAAAGCAATAAGGGCATCAGCGTATTCTCCCATTTCAGCATTACGAATAAATCCAGCATTTTTGCCATATTTATCCCATTCAGCGGGGAAATGTTTAACTGGAATATTATGTTCAATTGCCCAATGAGAGCCAAGCGTATCTGCGCCTTTTGCATCACCACTAACTATTTCTTCAAGTTTAGGGCCATAATACATAGGAAGTTTTCTCATTGAATTAAGAATGGCACAAAGTACATTATAATTATTAAAATCTCGTCCGCCTGCAATAATTACTTTCATTTTCTTTTAAATTCTGGATATTGAACGACTTCTTCAATATCACACTCCTGGTTTAATTTTCTAAATCCCATAGTATCATCTTCAAATATGTGAAGAAAACAAAGCCCGAAAGTCACTCCATCGGGAGTATAATATTCACAATTATTAGGATTACATTTAGGATATTTTTTAGTCATTATTCCATTTCCTCGATTTCAATCAAATCCATCATAGAATCTCCAATATCTTCTACTCTATAATCATCAACATAGAAATCAAGACCTTCCATCCCATCTGGGCCATTCAGCATATCCAAAATTTCATTTTCATTTTCTGCTTCAAGATAACCTTCCCAATGGCCTGTCCTTAGATACCCCATAACATACTCTACTGGAACACTAACATAAAATCTTTTCAAAATAATCAATCCTTTATTATTTTATTTCTATAAAAATTATATCATATTTTTTTATAATAATCAATAATAAGAAAATCTTGACTTTCCAAAAATTTTATGATAAAATATTTATAGTATAAATAAAAGGAGTTGTTATTTTGAAAAATCTTGGAACAACTGAATATTTAGACCAAGGTATTGCCGCCGAACCAGGTGATATAATTTATTGCACTAGTGATAATAAATTATATGAATACTATGATGAGGGTCTTGGAAAGCCATTTGGTTGGCGAGAAAAAAAGATTGATAAAACTGCTATGTTAAATCTTGGCATGACAGAATATGAAATAAATAAATTAGTTGTTGGGCAATTACCGTCACTAATTACTGAAAATCAATTAGCATCCGGTAAAGCCCTTATAAAAGAATTTGTACATAATTATTCTCCATTTACAATGGGGCATTATATGCTTCTTTGTAATGAATTGCGTCATTATACTGTCTTTGAAGTATGTGATGAATATGAAGAAAAGGCAGAAGATATTATCTTAGAAGTTCTTCAAAATGTGGGAGTAATTCAACAGATTAATAAAGCAGAAAATGAAAATGCTATTGAGTGTTGGATAAAAAATCAAAATGGAGTATTTATGTTTATGTTATTTGATTATGATTGGGGGTTCATTACATGCCAATAATGTTTTGTTATATTGACCCATTTATTATGAATCAAGAAGTTGTTAAATTAACACCAGGAGATACAGAGATTATTTTTAGAGGGTCATTGGATTCAATTAGTGCTTTTATGGCTGCTGAATATAATAAAGGTGGTTATGATAAAATTGCGTTAAAGGGTACTCTTGCCGATACAGTTGCTGACCAAATTCGTAATGATAGTCAGACTAAGTATGGTCTTAAACATATAGAAATTGAGGTATTACATTAATGATAAAATATTTAATTAGTTCTGTGAATACTGTTCGTGTTCATACTGTTGCTGATGTTGAAGAACTTCATGAAGAATTGAAGAATGATAGTAATTTTGATTTAGTATCTTTTAGTTATACTACTAAGGATATAAAAGTAAAGCGTGAAGTTGTTGACCAATATCAACTTGTAAAGTATAAACTTGTCTTTACAGATGAGAAAGAGCCAGAGTGTCAAATGGAGGCTGAGTATCATGAAGTTTGAGCGTGTAAGTGCTTATCCTGATGCAGTTTTGCCTACTCGCGCAACCAAGGGTAGTGCAGGTTATGACTTTACAGTAGCAGAAGATACTTACTGCCATCCTTGGGAAATTACTTATGTGCCTACTGGTATAAAAATGTAGATTGATGAAGGTTATGATTTGCGTTTAAGTCTTCGTAGTTCTGCTCCTAAAAAGTATGGTGTAATACTCGCTAATGGCATTGGTATTATTGATAGTGATTATTATAATAACGAAGAAAATGAAGGACATATTATGTTTGCCATTATCGCTATCAAAGATACTGTATTGTTAAGAAAAGGTGAGCGCATCGGGCAAGGTGTAATTGAAAAGTATAATTTGACTGATGATGATATAGCGGATGGTATTAGAGCCGGGGGGTTTGGTTCCACTAATCTCACTGATACTTTTGCTGAAAATTGGATGGGCGTTGCTCCATGAGATTACTCGCTTTAGATTAGGCAAGCCGTATAAGCGGTTGGTCTATATTTGAAGACGATTAGTTAATAGATAGTGGAACATTTACTCTAAAATCAGATGATATTGGAGAGCGTTTAGTTGATTATCGTAAGCATATTGAAAAACTAATTGAAGATAATGATATTGACGAAGTTGCTTTTGAAGATATACAAATGTAGTCTTAGATAAATAATGTTTAGACATTCAAAGTTCTTGCTGAAATTTTTGGTGTAACATAGGAATACTTAGCATCACATCAATATGGTTATCATATAGTTAGTTCAAATACTTGGAAATCATAGTTAGGGATAAAAGGAAGAACTCGTCCAGAGCAAAAAAAGGCCGCATAGGCTTGGGTATTGGGAACTTATGGGAAAAAAGTCTCATAGGATGAAAGTGATGCAATTTGTATCGGAGCCTCTGTTGTAAAACAAAATATAAAGAAAAAAGCTGACTTCAACTGGGCATGAGGTCAGTTTTTTATAATTTATTATTTATAAATTTTTAATATATTAGAAGGGTGTATCCCAGGAACAGAAAGAGGTGCGGTAGAATTGATTGACTTTATTATTCAATATTGGGTTGAAGTATTATTCGGTTTAATTTGCACTGGAATGGCATTTGTTGTTCGTCATCATGTAAAGTTAATTATAAAAGATAAAGAAAGATAGTCAAAAGATACATTAGATGCAATAAATAAATAGTTTGAAGAATAGAATAAAGGCATGAAAGACCAAATGGCTGAATGTTATAGCAACCTAATTGAAGTCGTTAGCGAGTCAGAAAAAAAGGCTCGCGCAGAGGATGAAAAAATTCATAAAGAGATAGACATAGTTAGAAAAGGAATGCTTTCTATTGAAGGTCGTGCATTTATTAGCGAATGCCGCAGATTACTTGATGCTGACCATGTAATTACTTTTGATGAATATAGAAAACTTCAAAAAGAGCATACAACTTATAATGATTTAGGTGGTAATCATGACGGAGACTTATTATTTGAAATGGTTACTGCTAAATATAAAAAGACTGTTGCTACTGCTGATGCAGAAGAATTTAGGTATCAATAAACATAAAGAGGGGTATTTAATTATGCCTCTCTTATTTTTATTATCTTGACAAAAAGAATTTTTTATGTTATACTTATAATATAAAAATGTATCTGTGAAAAAGGAGATTTTTTATAAATGAGTAAAATTATTAAAATTACTATTCCAGAAGAAATTCGTGATATGGTTTAGAAAGCAAATGTTGAACGTGATGCTCGGCGTGATATTTTAACTTATATTATGGCAAATACAGATATAAATATTCCAGAAGAGCGCATTGCTCAATATCAAAAAGAATATGATGAAAAATATTTTTCTTTTGAGAAAGCAAAAAGTATTGTAGAAAAAGATTACGTTATGCCTGCAACGGAAGGTAAAGCATCTAATTGGTCTCTGGATTACTCATCTTGCGTTGTTACTATTACTATAAATGAATAATAACCGTAAGAGAACCGAGACATATCAAGATATGATATCTCGGTTTTATCCATTCCCTTATGATAGACAAAAAGAGACCAATAAAATTTAGACAGCAAATGTAACTTTTTAGGTTACTGATGCTTGTAATCTTAGATGTACTTATTGTTATCAGATAAATAAAAGTACTCATAAAATGCCTTTTGAGGTAGCGCAAAAATTTATTGATATGCTTCTTGAAAATGATAAAAATACTCAATAGTATTTAGATACATGGGCCTGTGATGCTATTATTATTGAATTTATCGGAGGAGAGCCTTTTCTTGAAGTAGAATTGATAAATTAGATTATGGACTATTTTATTAAGCGAATGATTGAAACTAATCATCCATGGCAATATAATTGGCGTATATCTATTAGTTCAAATGGTACATTATACTTTGAGCCAAAAGTATAGGATTTTATAAAAAAATGGATGGACCATTTATCTTTTAATATTTCTATTGATGGTAATAAACAATTACATGATGCTTGCCGTATCTTCCCAGACGGTTCAGGTAGTTATGATAAAGCAATCGCAGCAGTACGTCATTATGTAGATGTACTAGGTGGTAATATGGGCAGTAAAATGACATTAGCCCCAGCTAATATAGAATATACTTTTGAAGCTGTAAAAGGATTAATTGATCAAGGGTATACAGAAATAAATCTTAATTGTGTATTTGAAAAAGGTTGGACTGAAGAACATGCTACTATTTTATATAATCAATTAAAACAATTAAGTGATTATCTTTTAGAGAATGATTTAGAAGATAAAGTTTATATTGCTATGTATGAAAAAAATTATTTTAAGCCAAAGGATAGAACAGATAGCCAAAATTGGTGCTGGGCAGCGGGTACTCCTATTTTAACCCCAAATGGGTATAGGCCAATTGAAGATTTATAGATTGGAGATTTAGTGTATACTGCAGATGGAACAATTCACCCTATTATTAATACTATGTCTCATTTTGCAGACAATTGTGTAATTCTTCATAATAGCGGAACTTTTGATTTAATATGCACTAATAATCATAAAGTTTTTGCAAAGCCTTTTGATTATTTAGGTAATAAAGGCAAAAAGCATTGGAAACCTTATGGCAAATATGAAGTAAAAGATTTAGGGCCAAAGGATTATATTGAATTATTTAAATTGCCAGAGGGAAATATTTCTGTCCCATATGATTTTGCCTATCTTGTCGGTAGATATGTTGGAGATGGATGGGATATTAGAGACAATGAAGGACATTGTATTTGTTGCGCTTTTGAAGAAACAAATGAGTTATCTCAATACTTTAATAGAGCGGGTATTGTTTATACAATAAATAAAAATAAAACAGTAGACCAATATAATATTATTCAACACGAAGCGAATAATAAACTTCATAGTATTTTAAAACATTGTGGCCATTTAGCCACTAGAAAACGAGTTCCAGAAGAAGTATTCAATTGGGATAAAGAAAGTATTGGAGCTTTTATTGATGGTTATATGGCAGCCGATGGGTCTATTCACTCTAATGGACAATATCGTATAAATACTGTAAGTTATGAATTAGCTGAAGATATTATGCTTCTTCTTCGCACAATTGGATATACCCCAACTTGTTATAAAAATGAACGAGGCGGAAAATCTACTATTTTAGGGCGAGAAGTAAATATTCATGATAGATATGAAATTTATTTTTATGAAGAGCCTGAACGAGCCAGATATGTAAAGTATACTCAAGAAGATAATAAATTATGGACTTCACATCTTTAGATTATTCCGACTAAGCCTCAAGAAGTTTATAATATTACTGTAGATACAAATCATAGTTATATTGCTGGTGGCATTGTATCTTCAAACTGTGGTGGAAATGGTTCGATGATTTCAGTAGATTGGAAAGGTGATATATATCCATGTATTAGATACATGGAATCTTCTCTTGGCAATCAAGTTGAACCTATTATAATTGGGAATGTAAATACTGGAATAATGACAGATGCCAAGTGCCGTAATTGTATTAATGCCTTAAAAGCTGTAAATCGTATTACACAATCGACAGAAGAATGTATAAATTGTCCCATAGCAGAAGGATGCGCTTGGTGTCAAGCATATAATTACCAAGACAGTGGTGGAAATTTTAATCATCGTGCCACTTATATTTGTATTATGCATAAAGCCCGTGCCCTTGCTAATGCTTACTTTTGGAATTTATACTATTGGAAGCATAAAGAAAATATTAGATTTAAATTATGGCTTCCAGATGAAGAAAGTTTAAAAATTATATCTCAAGAGGAATTAAATTTATTAAAAGCTCTCCAATATCCTATTGAGTAAAATCATAAAAAGAAAGGAGAGAAAATAATAATGGCTATAAAAACTCATGAAATTATTACAAAAACTGATATAGATTCTTTAAAACAAAAAATAAAAACTTTGTATGAAAAAAGAACTTTAACAGTCGAAGGCAGAACTCTATCAAATATATCTCAATAGAATCATGCGGCCATTTTAAACGCTGATACATCAGATAATGAAAAAATTATTTCTACATCTGATTTAGGAGCATTATTAGATGCCTGTTTTGTAATTAATGATATCCCTAATTTAGTTACACTTGCGCATAATGAAAATAAATATATTTTTCATAATTCTAGTAATGAAGATATATTAACTTGGTTATCAGATGAAAAGATTAATGCCACTGGTAATTCATCTAACCACGGATGCCGTGGAGCTTGTGTTGGTATTTGTAGCGGTGGATGTTATGGAAGTTGCAATGGAAATTGTGGAGAAAATTGTAATGGAGGCTGTACTGGTGATAATTAGGGAATAACTGGATATAGAAATGGAGCATCATGTTCTCAATGTGGTTCTACCTGTTCTTATACTTGTGCTAATACTTGTAAAGGGAATTGTGCCTAGGGGAGTGATACTATGGCATATTGTTTAGATGCTTGTTCAATAGCTTGTTCTGCTACTTGCGGGGGTGGATGTAGTTCCTGTCAAGGCGGATGTAGCGGTTGCCATAATACTTGTGGCACTTAGTGTTATCAAAGTTGTAAAAATAATTGTGATGATGAATGTTCTGGCTCTTGTCGAAAAAATTGTGGCGGAGCTTGTCAAAATTCTTGTAAAGATGAATGTGCTATAGATTGTAAATCTACATGTTATGGAACTACTACTGGAGGTACTTATACATAAAATAAAAAATAGGGTATGTAATAATTTACATACCCTTTATTTTTTTAAATACTTTATTTGTAACCATTATGATTTCATTCCCATAGGTAGAGATTATATCTGCTAATAACTCTTCCTAATCTTCTGTCAATAATACCTAATAACTAAACATAGCAGCATGTGTCACCTCATGACCTAATACCTTATAAAACTTGCTCTCACTTAGACCATCTGCTATATAAATAGTTTTAGTTGCATTATCACAACATCCAAGAGTGAATCTATCATAGTTCATCAATAAAGCCGGGAAAGTAGGAGGGACTATTTTTACCCTCCATACTATCCCATTAATTATGAAACTCATAATTATTTTGTATTACTACTATTATTTATTTTAGTAGCAAGTTGTTGTAATTTACTAGAAAGGACTTGGCGTTCTTCCATAGAAGATTCTTTTACCATATCAGTAAGGTCTTCACCTAAATCTTTGATATAGTGTTCAAGTTCTTTCATGCTTTGCTGGTCGTCTCCATGATACATTTTACCTTCCATATACATGCGGCGAGACATACCGCTACGATCACCAAAGTGTTCATTGCGCCACTTATCATCACGCATCATATAAGGGGCATATTCCATATATGGTACATAGTATCTATTACTATTGCCATTATTAGAAGAAGCATATGTACCATCGCTATTTCTGGCTTGACCATCATAATACATGCGGCCGCCACCATAATAACCGCGGCCTATATCACCTTCCATATAGTAATTGACATTCATATTATGCTCTTTTTCTTCGGCAGATTTTTCCATTGCCTCAGTAATAGCGCAGTAATACATAGCCTCTTCAAGGTCTTTTATCATGTCAATGACTTCGCCCATTTCTTTGGCATTTACCTTTTCAAGGTTGCCAAGTTGACCTTGTACTTGACTGACAAGGCATTGTTTGATATTTTTTAATTGTTCCATATCAAGCCACCCTTTCTACTATTAAATCAATATTTTCGGTATCAGTAGAAGAAGTTCCAATGTTAGCAAGAGAAATTTGCACGCAGCATCCAGCAGGAACATCAACTAATGTAGTAGCACCTACACTATTGAATTCACCTACTGCGGCTGGGGTACTAACAGTGCGTGAGGAAGCAAGGACTTCCCCACTTATACGCACTGCCATTTCAATTGGGGCAACTTCTGCTCCTTCTGAAAGAGCAACATTGCCGTGATATGATACGCGGAATCTACTACGAATCTGTGGGCCGATACCTCTTAGAGTGACGATACCAGAACCAACTCTCCAAAGAATAGAAGAGGAGCCTGAGGAGAGCGCAGTTTGGAACATCACAGATTCATTTGCTTCCACGGTTTGTCTATCATTTGCAAATAATTCCATTTCTTTCCTCCTTTTGGTTTATGGATTAGGCAATAATATTACCTGTTCCATAGTAGAAGCCCAAGTTGTTATTGCCGCATCCGCAACTGCTATATGGGTTGCAAGTGAGATATGCGGGCATTGGGCATGGTTTTAACTGAGATAAGAGATAAGCGTTCTACTCGCTCTGTGAGATTTGACCTTTGAGTGCCTGATTTTCAGTAGTAAGAGCAGTAATACGGTCTTGCACTAAGAAGTCAAGAATCTGACGAGTATTAGCATTCTGGTTATCAATAACATCACGAGCAGCAGTAGTGACTGCGGCACGGTCAGCACAAGCCTCGGTTGCGAGATTATAATTGAGTTGTGCGAAGGAATTAGTAACATTTTGGTCAGTATTGCAGTTTGCGAGTTGCTGTGCGGCCTGCATTGCGGCGAGTTGTGTAGAAAGAGTAAAGGTATTCTACATATTAGCCATAGTTCCAGATGTAATAGCAGAAGTAATAGCATTAGTATTCTGGCAACTTTGTAAACCTAATGCACTGATATCACTCTGAACAGCAGCAGTACCTGCGGCAACAGCAGCGGCTGTGTCAGCAAAACCAGTTAAAACGCTAGAGTTGAGGTCATAGAAACCATTTCTTGTGGCTCCAAGACTATCTAATCCATAAATAGTGGTTGCGGCACCGTTGCCTCCGCCATTACTCCAACCACCATTATTTCCCCATCCGCCCCAAGCGAAGAGGAAGAGAAGGATTATCCACCAACCAGATCCACCAAAGAAACCATCTCCACCATAACCGCCACGGCCATTACCAGTCGCAGCAGCGATGTCAGCTAAAGAATAACCATCGTTTGAATTGAACATAACATATGTCCTCCTTTAATAAATATATTATTTATCGCTTCTGGACATAAGTTTATGACTTGCGCGCTTATAGTCCTAAACTTTGTTTGAAAGCGGTAAATTCTTTATCAAAGTCTATTCCACGCTGGGCGCAGATATTACGAGCGATTTTTTCAATATCTGCGGTATTTCCAGCCTGGGCCAGACTAAGGAGGTTCTAACCCATTGGGTTCTGCTATGCCTATTGTTGTAGATACTACAACATCATTTGTTCAGGATTTTGTCCTGACTTTGCCATCTGAATCATTACTTGAATTGGATTTATATTGTTCAATTAGAAAACCTCCTTGTATGATTGAGGGGGCGTTGGTTCAGTTGGCTATGCCACACCAGCGGCTGCGGCCTTTGTTACTTTTGTTGAGAGTAATTCAGAAATACGAGCCAATGCTTGGTCAAACTCTGTACGCGTAATATAATCTCCTTCTACTGGATCAGCAGGAAGGGGTTTTAATTCATACATATTGAGAAGTGCAACGCCATCCATTCCAACTGTTTTTGTGTATATTCTTTTATTTGCTATATCAGGAAAATAAAAGATGCTACCATCAAAATCAATGGATGATGCCTTTACTTCTTCTAATGAAGAAACTGGATGCCCTTTTA